GTATCTTTTGATTTTTTATATATAACGTATTGTTTATAATATTTAGCCCAAGCAACTTGTCTTTGATTGAATGAAATATCTCCACGTTCAATAGCGCTTACATATTTTTCTTTTACTTTGTTTGGCTCAAAACCAGACCAATAACAAACGTCTTCAAAATTAGGATCTGAAAGCATTATCCATTCATGAGCATTAATTTTATAAATGCTTGATTTTCTATCTGATTGTTTAATTAAAGTATCTTCTAAAGCGTTTACTAACACACCTCGCCAAAGTTTTTGTTCAGGTACTAGTTCGTCCGTTTTAAGAGAAATGGTGGCAAATTCAATGCCCATAATTTTTAATAAGGTAAGAGAGTAAGTCACGGTAATATAATGTTATTTCTGGACTTTCTCTTGTCTTGAGGTAAAAATTGTAATCGTCATATACATCCTCTATCAATTCTGAGATTTGCTGTCCAGACCAATGCTTTCCTTTTAATGTAAATTCCTCAAATCTATCATTCATTGTTCTATTGTAATGGTTATTTTTCATTTTTTCCACCCTTAACTACTCTTAATTTTAATATCTTTGCTTGTTTTTGAATGCTTTTTTTATGATTAATTTTCCATATAAAATGAATATCTGTCAAGAATTGTTGGTCATGTTTTTTATAACCAAAGCTATAACCACAATGTAATTGAAATAAAGTACCTGAAACTAATGCGTAATCTTCAATAGAAAGTTTTCTAGCACAAATTTGTAATGATTTATGTAAATCAGTTGATTGATTTTTCATGTTTTTCTATTGGCTTTATCAACTTAGCGTCTCTAATTACTGTATCTAATAATTCATTAAAACTTTTATCATCTAAAACACCACGATATAATCTAAGGCCTTGCGAAAGTAATGTAGAAGCAACTAATTGCTCATCTTCATATTTGTTTAATAAATAACGAGTATAGCTTAATACTTCTTTGTAGATATTAAATAATCTAGCGTGCTGTAATATATTTAATTTTTTATCTTTCATTTGAATAATATATAAAAACAATAAGAATACATAAAGCTATAAAAGTATATTCATACCAATATAAATTTTTTATTAATTCAATCATTTTTTTAATAATTTTTTTAAATAAGCATCAACAGTCATTTTACTTTTGTTTGCTCTAAATTTTACGTAGTCGTGTGTAAGTTTTGAAATCATTGATGCGGGGTTTCTAAATTTTTCATCACACAATGCTTTTAGTATTTTATAATCATTAATTCGCATAGCGACACTTTTCCATTTTGTAATATCCATATTATTTCCTTTAGAATCTTAATAAGTATATTGTTCACAAGTGCGTGTCAATGCCTAAAAGACCAATAAACAAGCCATTTTTTAATGATTGCCCACGATAGCAAAGATATGATAAGATACGACATGAAGTTATATAGATACCACGTTAGATATGCTGGTCATTGTATTAGTCATGACGTATGGGCTTCTAACGATGAGGATTCTAGGAATAATTTCGTAAAAGAACTCAATGATGGTAAATACAAGATTACAAAAGAAATCACGTATTCGCCATCAAAGATGTTTATAACATATGAGGAACTAAATGTTTCTAAATAGTGAAGCCTTATTGGCAAGAAAAATGATTCTTGAATCTAAATGGAATCAACAATTTCTTGATCAAGGCAAAGAAACTCTAGATATGTTAAAGATTGAACTTGAGCTTAAAGAAATTAAAAAGCAATTAAGAGTTCAAGCTATGCATGAAGAAGTATCTAGATTAAAGAGTGAAGAAGAAGATATAAATTATATCGCTTCTTAAGTTTGTTTTAATTTTATTACGTTCTCTGTAAAGAGATGAAGACACTTCTCTGTGTATTTTTTCATTTTTCCTTCAAATAAGAATTGGAAATCATTTACTGTTTTTTTATCAATATGTCTTTCCCAAACAGCTACGTTTAATCTACCGAAAAAATTAACTTCTTCTGGTGTTTTGGCTTTATAAAATAAACTACCATCAGCAAGTTTACCTTTTTTTAACACTGCAAATCTATTAGCGCCATTTCTAACATCGTTATTCCAATCAACAACCATAGGACACAATAAACCCTCTTGACCCATAGAGAATTTAACGGTTTGTTTAAAATCATTATGAGCAGTATGTATTTGTTTTACATCGTCAAACCACAATAACTCTAATCTCATTGGAAACAGTTGATAAAACGGATGTACAATGATCCGTGAGTCGTGGTGCTTGGTCTTAGCTAGCTTGTCCAAAGTCATCTCCTATGCTTATATCTACAACACTCGGTACTTTAAACTCCATACACGTTTCCATGATTTCTTTTATTTTCAATTCATCTCCAGCTTTTACATTGAAACATAACTCATCGTGAATTTGTAATATAGGAAGATAGCCTTGTTCATAACAAGATACGATTGCTTGTTTAGTTTGATCGGCAGCTGATCCTTGTATCAATCTATTTAATGCTTTATATGTAAAGGCACGTTTAATTCCGTCTTTACCATATTTAGCAACAGCGTTTTCAAATGTTTCAGCAGTATGAATACCAAAGTCTCTGGTTTCCCACATATCAAATCTACATTTTCTACCTTTCTTAGTACGAATAACACCCTCATCGTTTGCTTTTTTCATACATCTATCAGATAATTGTTTTACAAATGGAACTTTACGATTGTATTTTGATATTAGTATTTCTGCTTCTTCTTTGGATAGTCCTAAAGAGTTGGCCAGTTTATTTTTTCCCATACCATACATTAATCCAAGTCCGATAGTTTTAGCTTGAGATCTTTCAATACCAACTAATTCTGCAATTGTTTGGTGAAAGTCTGCCGAAGCATTTTCATAAGCTCTAACTAGTTCTTGTGAACCCTCATAACCCTCGCCAATGGAAGCTGCATAGTGAACAACCATTCTAGGTTCTTGTTGTGAGTAATCAAATGAACCCCACTTATGATCTTCTTCTGGTAAGAATAAACCTCTAATCTTTTTAGCAAATTCTTTATTACGTGCAGGAAGTTGTTGTAGATTTGGGTTAGACATAGAAATACGACCAGATACTGTTCCCCCTTGATCTGATCTTAATTGATTAATCTCTGCATGAACTCTTCCTTTATGTTCATACTTTAAAATATTTGCAAGGAAAGTATTATGAAATTTATTAATTTCTCTTGCTTGTACAATCAGTTGAGAGATTTGATGTTTAGAATTATGCAACCAGTTTTGTGTAAAAGATGGTGCACCTGTATTTTCAGTTCTAGGATATTCAATCTTTAACTTATCAAAAGCTTCTCCTATTTGTCTTGCCGCCCAGATATCTACATCTTTACCAACAAGCTTATTAATTTTATGTAGTATTACTTTTTCCTGCGCCGCAAACTCTACAGTTAATCTACTTGCTTTATCAACATCAACTCTAACACCTCTTTGACGCATCTTAATTAATATTGGAAGTATTTTAGATTCTAATTCCCATATCGTAGTTAGATTCTGAGTTACGATTTCATGTTTAAATCGTTGCCATAATAGGTACGTGAGCCGTGCATCTTGTTCCGCGTAGAAACCAACATGCTCTGCTGGTAATTTCCACATCTCAGACTTAGAATCAATACCATGATCTTTAGCCGCTTCATTTAAATCAGTTTCAGCTTTAATCTCGCCCAAGTAATCTTTAGATATATTATTTAATGAATAAGACCATCTATTCTCATCTATAAGAGCGGCCGCTATCATGGTATCAATAATAACGCCATTAACAGTCATACCCATAGCTTGTAGCCAACCTAAATCGTACTGAGCATTATGAAATATTTTTTTATTAGGTAATGCACAAACACTCTTAATATATTTAAGAACTTGTTCAGGAACCATGTTACCACCACCAAAATGATTGAATGGATAATAACCCTGCCATCCATCTACGGCTACTGCAAAACCAATTACTTCTCCGTTATTAGTTGCCCAACCAGCGCCTAGTCCTTTAGTAATTCCCTCGTCTCTTGTTTCTAAGTCAATTGCAATTTCTGGGTATGAAGATAAATCTTTATATTCACTTGGACACGACCAAATGCTTTTCTTAAACGTCATTGATAGTTGTAGGCTAGTCATTGTAGTCCCTTTCTATAATCATTTCGATATATTGTATTGCTTTAAGCAAATCTTGTTTCTTTCCTTTATCTTGGTGCCGACATATATACTTTATTATATTACCCTCTGCAAACAATATTTTGTTTTTATTAATGAACTGAGATGGTTGTATGGCATACTTTTTATAATGTGCCCCACCAACTTGTTTATAAAATGCTTTATTACTCATTGCGTTCTTTCATATCTTCATACAATTTTTCTATAATATCTTCTGGTGTTCCACCAAATGTATGTATACCTTTATTTAAATTATAAACTATAAAGTATTGGTTCTCTCCATGTTCTTCTTTATCTATTGTTTTTATCTTGATCATTTTTTCTCCTGTAAGTAAACTAAATAGTCTTTACCAACAGGATAGTTATATTGATTATCACTTGAAAGCAAATGTAATGTCTTCTTTGCTCTAGTGAACCCTGTGTAATAAACTTTTAGTTCGTCTATTTTGTCTTGTTTATTCTTTCTATTAAAATCAGAGGCGTAATCGTTTTTAGCTGATACAATTACATGATCAGCTTCTCCACCTTTAACAGAATGAATAGTATCTATAATGATTTGGGGTCGTTTGTCTAATTGTTCTTGCCCATATCGCTTCAATAATCTTATAAAGTAAATCTTTTGTTTAGAACTAAAGTTTCTTCTTAATACCCACCACCATTCTTTTGTTTGGCTTTCATCATCTAATGATAAACCACACCATTCTTTTAATTGTTTGAAATCATATGTAGTAAAATCTGGCTGATCTATCCAAAACTTTTCATCTCTATAATTAGAGTTATCAATCTCTCTTATAAATTTATACATGTTTTCTGCATTCTTTTTATCAATAGATTTACCTTTTGATATTGTAGTCCAAGCTTTAATTGCATTCCATTGTTTTTGATCAAATGATTTAGTTTCTTTACTGTCTTCAAAGTATAATCCTGCAGCTTTAGCACCCATTCTTAATTCATTAACAACTTTAGTAACTCTACCTAAGATATACCAAGTACCATCTAATTCATTAAATGGTATCTCCATAAAACTCATATAGCGTTTTACATAACCGTGTTCTTTATTAATTGTTTCAAAGTCTTTCTCTACGCTATCTAATATTCCTCTACGAACTATTTGAGAGAAATCATATATAGCTTGATTAAATCTTCTTGTTTTATGTAATACGACTTTTCGGCCTGGAAAATATGTAGTAAAATACTTTGGGTCTGATCCATTCCATTTATATATAGCTTGGTCATCATCTCCTGCTAGATAAACACGTTTAACATTATCTACAATCTTATAAATAACTGACCACTGTAATGGTGTAAAATCTTGAGCTTCATCTAAAATTAAAATATCTAATGGTGGGAAAGCTATTTCATTGATAGCTCGTTCAATCATATCTGTGAAATCAATTAAAGGTCTTTCTCTTCCATTAAGTTTATAATGCTCATACGTAGATATCTTTCTTTGAAACACATCTATGTTATCTCTCTTATAAGATTCCATTTTATAAACAGATACTGGATCTTTCATCATGTTTCTTGATTTATCATATATACCTAATGACCAATCTTTATAAACAAAGTTATCATCTTCTAATCTATTATCGGAATGCTTTATAAACTTTTCTTCTAGTGCAAAATCAATTAAACAATTTTTAATATCAAATATTTCTTCTTCAAAATAATTTCTGCAATATTTGTGCAATGTTTTAAATCTAGAAAAATCCTTTTCTGTATATTCTGGAAATGTAGCAAGAGTTCTATCTTTTGCGGTATCCACTGCTTTATTTGTAAAAGATATAAAAGCAATATTATTAGGATTAACTCCTCTTTTAATATGTCCCTTTAATACTTTTTCAATTAAAGTATATGTCTTTCCAGTTCCAGGCGGCCCAAATATTTTAACTGTCTTTTTGTATATTTGTTTTAACTTCTGGATTTCTAAATTTTCC